GCACGTTCTGCCGCCGCCTTTACTCTCGCAGATACCGAGTCCAGAAGATTGGGGGATCCTGTCAGCCCCGCGGACTTTTCCACCCGCACAAAACGCGCCTGGAACTGCCAGAGTCCGCCGTCCTGAGCGCTGTGTTGTGTACGGACAGGACCGGCAAGCGCAACGTACAGGCTGCCGTACCAAGGATGTACTAGGGTGCCGGGACCGGGTGCCTGAAAGGCTTTTTCCAGAGCATCGCGCTGTACCATGTAGGACGATCCGGAGACGAATCCCTGTACGTCGTAAAACTGCGGGGCCTTGCCCAGATCTTCCGGGTACGGAGCCGAGCCGTTGGGGAAAACGTGCAGCGCCATGGAGCGCCCAAGCTCGGCGCCAGCCATATAAACCTGAAACGGTACACCTCGAAAGGATGCCGACTGAATACGGAGTTTCCATGCCTGTGCCATGTTACACCCCCGCAAAGGACCAGCCGTATCCCATGTTGTCGCGCTTCACCGTGACGGCGTCGCTGGCCTGTCGATCAACTCTGACTTCCATTCCGGCAGGAACGACAAGCTCCACCTTGTGTGTTACTTCCTTCTCTTCCTTGCGCACCGTCTCAGAAGATACCGTGCCGGATCGGGCAAGGTCGGAAAATCCGGAATCCGTACTTTCCGGCACTGACGTCGCAGGAAACTCTGCGCTGCTCCTGCGTGCAGCTTCCGACAGTATCCGGGCGTTTTCCGGGTCCATGAGTGCGTCGGTGTCTTCAAGGTCCAGGCCGTGCAGATCGGCCGCCTCCTGCACATCCGCCACTCCCTGGACCGCGTTTTTTATCTCCGCGCTGAACTTCTTCATGCCGGCGGATATCTCTTCCCAGTTGTTGTAAAGCCACCAGCCGGCGGCCACGAGCAGGCCTATGGCAGCAAGGAACGCCCCTATGGGGTTGGTGGCAAGCGCCAGCCCGAAGCCCATCACGGCTCTGCCTGCCTCAAGGAGAGCTTTAACCAGCGGGGCAGACATATACGCTGCAAGCAGCATGAGCGCGTTTTCCGCCCCGCCTATAGCATCCACAAAATCCCCAACCCAGCCCAGCAGTGTGCCGCCGGCGCTGAGCCAGCGGTCCACACCATCCAGAAAGGCAGGGATCCTGTCTGCCAGGCGTTGCACCCACTCGCTGACTTTTGCAGCGATAAGGTCTCTGTTCAGCTTCAGCCAGCCCTCAAATTTCTCCACAAGGGGCGTAAGTACCGGCATGAGCTGCTGCCCTATAGCATGACGCAGACCGGACACCTGATTCCCCACGCCGCTCATAGCATCCTGAAAACGCCGGGCATCCGTGCGGGCCGCTTCGTCAAAAATGAGTCCGGCCCGCTCCGCTTCCCTGCCCAGTTCTCTGAGTCCGGAGGATCCCTTGTTCAACACGGGAATGAGTTTGCGCCCCTCATCTCCCAAAAGCTCTATGGCCAGTTTCGTCTTTACCGGACCGTCCTGCATACGGGAAAAGGCGTCGGAAATCTCCATGATGACCTGCGCCGAGTTCTTCATGGTGCCGTTACTGTTTTTGACCGACACCCCCAGGGCCTTGAACATGGCGGCAAGGTCTTCCGAATCTTCTGCCTCCACCATCTTCTCCGTAAGATCGGAAAGGATGTCGGTCATGTCTTCCGCTTCCACGTTCACCGTGGATGCGGCGTATTGCAGTTTCTGCAGGTCGCCGGCGTTTACGCCCAAGGCCACGGCCGAACGTTCGGCGGCCTGAGCCTGTTCAGCCGTGGCGGAAGCAAGCGCAAGCATACCGCCGGAAGCCCCGCCCAGCAGCAGAGACATTTTCCCAAACGCGCCGGACACCCGATCCAGAGATTCCATGGCGCCGTCCCCTATACCAGCGAAGGCGTCGGCAACGTTACCGGCAGCACCGGCGACCTTGCTCAGTCCGCTTCTCTGGCCGAAGCGGGACACCTGCGCCTGCATACGGCTTACAGCGCCCGTTGCGGATTCAATTTTAGCGTTGAATTTTGCGAACGCGGCGGAAAAACGGTCATAGGCTCCTATGACAAAATCTATGGAGACTTTATTTTTTGCCATGGTTCTTCTCTTTCCCGTATGCGGCCAGACAGCCGGCCCAAAAACTAAGCTCCGGGCCGGTCATGGCCATGATCTCACTCGGCGGCGTGTGGCACTCCGCCAGAAGAAAGCCTGCGGCTATTCACCAGTCGTCCGGCCATTCCCTAAAAAAGGCGTGGCGGCCTCCATGACTCGGCCTATATCATCACCTTCCAGGCGCATGATGACCTGACGATCCTGTCCGACAAGTCGGCCGATAATACGGGCCATGTCGGACATGGACATGCTTCCGGCGGGAGTATCTGCCATGTCTGCGAAGCGGACGCGGCGGGTGAATTTCAGCTCCGTGACCAGTTCGTCCCCGAACTTCACGGGATAGTTCAGCTTCACGGTGATGGGAATGACATCGTTCATCACTTCACCTCCTGGGCGCGGTTCCTGGATTCAAAGCGGACGGGGATTTCCGCTTCTTCGGTGGACGCCGTACCGTCGCCGGCAAACCAGGCACGGGACAGCGTGATGATCTTGCCGTTGTTGAGTTCCAGCGTGACGGTGCACTCGTCCGCACCGACAAGAGCTTCCAGGTCGAGATCCTCTCTGTCGGTCACGGCGCCCTCGATATAGGAAACCTGCGGCGTTTCCTTGTAGCCGTGTACGCCGTCGGCTCCGATGATGGCCTCTCTTACGTCAAGGCCCAGGTTGTACGAAAAATTGCCCTTTGCCTCATACAGCGTGCCGTCTATCTTGAAAGATATACGGCCAGCCCGGCGGTTGCCTATTGCCATGGATATACTCCTTTACAGTCTGAACTGGATCTGCACCGCAGCCACGCGGAACTGGTTGACGAGATCGGGCGTGATGAGCCAGTCCAGGCGGTTCACGTCAAGGGCATTGCGTTCGCACACGAGCCCGGCCTTGAACCTGGCGATATCTTCCACAAGGCCGAGTTCCTGCCAGTCCTGGAAGGCGGCCACGGCTTCCGCACGGCCCTGTTTCGGGGTCATGACAGCCTGCCCCGGCGCTATGGTTTCCGTATCGCCGGCCAGCTTGTGGCGGGGATACTTGCGCAGGATACGGGCCCGGAAGTCATAACGGAGATAGGAAAGCGTCAGCAACGTGTTCACGTCCTGATAGCTGGTATCGGCAGCTCCGGTTGACGTGGTAAGGTAGTTGGTCACCATGCGCTCAATGGTCACGTTACCGCCGGCATCGATCACAGTGGTAGCTATGCCGGCCTTCAGCAGCAGGTTGCGTTCTTCAAGGGTAAGCCTGTCTTCCCGGGCGGGCGCAAGGTCTCCGGAAATGGTCAGCGTCTGGAACGGACGCGCGGGGTCGTTGTTGCCGTAGTAGGCTACCAGCGCCGCTATGGCCGCAGCACGCACCGCCGGAAGCGTGGGAGTTTTGCAGGCTTCCACAATGGCAATATGCGCGTAGTTACCCTTGTCTTCCCCGCTGCCGAACTCCTGGAGCTCGGAAAACGTGCCCGCTCTGGATGTGATCGCCACGCCGTCGATATGACGCAGCGGGCCCCAGCGGTCTTCAAGCTCCGCTTCAAGGGCTCGCAGGCTTCCCCGGTCGTTCCACGGCCAGGCTATGACGTGATACCAGTTGTCACTCCAGGCAGCGATAAGCTCATCAAGCTCAGGCTGTCCTGCCCCCTTGCTCATGGCCGTGATGGTCAGCTTGATGCCTTCGGGCATGGTCTCACCATAGTACGCCGCCCGGATGTCGATGTCGTTACCAGGCGTTCCGCCGTTCTTCGCTGTAAGCGTAACAGTGGTATCGCTCGCCTGAGCAGTGACCGGCAGGTCCGGATCCGCGCTGATCGCCGTGGCCACAGCCTGGGCAAGATTCGCCGCCGTCGTACCCGTAGCGCACGGCACGGAAACCTTCTGGCCCGCAATATACAAATAGAGCGGAGCCCCCACGGAGGCCTTGCCTTCCAGGGCTATGGAGCCCGAGGCTTTCGTCAGGCTTTCCCCGTCCGAAACGCCTATCATGCGCAGGCTCGTGTAACTGTTGTTTTCGAGAAACGCCCCGGCCATGAGGTGAGCCTGAGACCCACGTCCGAAAAGCTCCGCCGCCTGCTCCGCACTGGTCACACTGTACGCCGTCAGAGGCGTACCTTTGCCCGCCGCCAGCATCTGAGCACAGATAAGTGCCGTGTAGTCCATGAGGCTTGCACCCTGCATGGCCTGGCTGTTGTCGAACTC